CTTCGCTCTGGTCTTCGCTCTCGCCTTGGCCTTGGCCTTGGCCTTCGCTTTGTTGGTTTGGTCGGTTTGGTTGGTTTGGTTGGTTTTGACTTTTGTCCTTACCCCCCCTGTCCTTGCCCTTCTGTTCTGTCTGCGCGTCTTGCTCCTTTAGACGTTTAAACAGTTCTATTGCGATCTCACAGATGCGGAAAGTATCTCGCGCAACGTGAGCCTCCGACAGCGCCCAATTCAAATGCTCGGAATAAGGTGATGCATCGGTGATGCTAGGAACTTTTATTCTGTAACCGTTTAAACGTCTGCCCTCGATGGCTAACAGAAAGGGAATATTACTTTTGTCATCGGGGCTAACATAACCATCCCGATCAAGGATCGAGTTAACCAATCCCTCGAAAAGGTCGGCTGCGTTCGGCGCATAGCCTGACTGGATAACCGCCTGTTCGATGCGCGGGTCTTCCAGTCCATTGATCAGCGAGTGAACAAAGCTGCCATGCTGCCGCGCGGTAATGTCCCACGGTATATTTGCAGTGAACCACGCATGACCTAGTTCGTGTAACGCGAACCCAATCAGATTAGTAAACGTTTGCTTACTGACCTCAGCGTTTTCATCGATGGATGGGAATATAACGGTAGCATCAACTATTTGATTCGAACGTTTAAACTTGATTGCGGCAGTCGATCCTGTCCACAAAAAATTCAACGTGCTGAACTTATTCGCTGACGCATTGAATATTCTTTCGAGCGTGGTCTCTACTCCACGCTTTGCGCTTAGTGCTTGCATGTTATCCCCCTAATGATTGTTTAAATGCTGTTACATCAACGGCAGCAGCGAATACCCCTCGCAGTTCTGGTTCGCAGTCGGCGGGGAATTTGTTGATGATTGCGTTATCAAATGCCAGCTGCACCGGCACACCTTTGCGAACTGCCCTCGACCACGCAAACAACTGACGCAATGAAGGTGGCTGCGTTAGCAAACCAGAACGCGCCTTCTCTCTCGCCACGTTCGCAAACTTGACCAGAACCTCAGCGGCGTTAACTGGCAGACCAGTTCGCGTTGCTATTAGGTTGGTCTCTGCTGCGGCAGGAAGGTACTCGAATCGCAGCGTGAAACCGAACCGATCAAGGAACGCTGTGTTCTGATCGCGCACCCCCGCGAAGTTACCGCTGTGATCGCCGTGACCATTCGAGTTATCAGCGCCGAAGAACACTACATGACTTGCTACCGGTATGCGCTCGCCTGTCTCGCTAATCACAATGGATCGATGAGGTGAACGTTCGCACAATGCATGCAAGACAGCGAGGTTCTGCGCTCTGGCAAATCCGATTTCATCTAGCAGGACAATTGCACCGGCGTGTTGAATTGCTTGGGCAATGATCCCTGCCTTCCAAACAACCGATCCTTGCTCGATGGTGTTGCCCCCGATGAAGTCGGCGCGTTCAAGTGCTTCATCAAAATTGACGCGGTACATCCTACGCTGCAACCGTGCTGCGATCTGCGAAACGAACTCGGTCTTGCCAGTTCCTCGCTCACCCGCCAACCAAACGTTATCGGGCAGAGGATCATCAAGGGCAATCAAAGCTTGATGCAAGTGGGCGGGTTGAAATACATAATCATCAACCAACTGAGGAGCACCAACGTCACCCCATAGCTCAACGCTCATAGAACTAAAATCAACCACGTCATCATTGCTCGTGTATCTGCATGCATCAACGCCGAACACGTCACCCGCAAAGGCAATGGTTGTAGCAGGAACTGAACTTGCGATCTTCTCCAGTACCTCTGGGGCTGCCGTGGTTTTAAATTGATCAAACAGGCTGCCAACTGTGCTGCGGATTTCCCGGTTAATCAAATCATAGTCAACTGACTGGATCGTACTGATGGCGCTATTCAATTGATTGTTTAAACGATCACCTAACACGCTGAACTCATTGTTTAAAATGCGCTGAGTGTTATCGATTCTAGTCAGTGCATCGCTCACGGTAGAACTAATCGCGCTTACTTGGGCCATCGCGTTGCTGACCTCTTGGGTTGTTGCTGCGATTTGATCGCGCACATCCTGCGGCACGGATGCATTCGCGGTTATCGCAGACGCGGCAGTTCCTTTTGCGTTGCGAACTGCATCCAGTGTTGAAAAGCCCGATGAGATAATTGCAGTTACCTCAGTGACAGCGGCAAGCTTGTCGGTGTGTGTGTTGCGCCCTAATGATGCGAGAGCAATATTCAACTGAGCGAGTGGAATCAAAGACACTTGACGTTCGATATTCATGGGTAAGCCTCCCTTGTTTAAACTAAATGGAACCGAACTGCGGGGCAGCTCGGGCAGTACGGTACATTAACTTGATCACCACGCATTGCCCAACGTGCAGACAACCGGATCGTATAACCGCAGCCGGGGCAGAACGCCTTCAGCATGCGAGTGCTTTGGGTCTTGCGAATTGCGGAAACGTTTAAACGCCCATGTGGATAAGCGCCTAGTGATTCTGCGAGGGGCGAAAAATCTTCGTGAAACGCTGCGCCAATTGTGGTCGCGCTTGGCTTTCCTTCTAGTGAGAACGAACGCACACAACCAACAAACCTGCCACGGTGACCGTCACCATCTGTTGCTGCATGCGAAAGCTCATGGATCAGAACCCCAAGCACTTCCATTGGGTCATCGATTACCTGTGAGATTAGAATCTCATGAGTACCGTCATCACTGGCAGCAGATGACCAGTGCTCACCTATCGCCCTGTTTAAACTGCGGGCATGTTGCGAGGGAAAAGAACAACTAACGCGGATGCGATCAGGCAATGGATAGCCGTTTGCGATAAACAAGGGGCGCAGTTCAGCGACAGCAGCAGACAACCACTCTTCGCGTGTTAAAAAGTTACTCATGATTTAAACCTCCTTTGATTAATTCAGAACCGATGCATTCACCACTGTGAACCGATCCATCGGCGTATATGTATGAAACGCCACAACCTCCCAACCAATCCAGTGAACCGATCAGGATCATTGCAGCGAGAACAGCGCCTACCAGTGCATGCAGTACGTTATCCATGAGCGTAGCCTCCACGAGGAAAAGCTTCGGCTAGTTGACGTTTAAACGCTTGGTCTATGTTATTGCGGGTGGTCTCGATTAGTTCGATGATCTTGCTGCTTGGGTAGTATTCGATCTCTGCCCATATCACTACTTCGTCATCGCCTTCATTGATGCGATCAAGTACCTGAGAGAACGTCAATCCTTCAGGCCATTCGGTCAACCACTCGGAAAGTGCTGCGGTCTCAATATTGCTGATTAGTTTTTTTGCCATCATTAGGCCTCCAATTGTGGGTAAACAAAAGCTTGATAATCCAAAAGCGCATTAGCAAGGCGAGAGTGATTTGACTCAGTAGGATTTTTTGAGAACAGATCAAGCTTCTTTCGCAGGTAAGACTGCAAGCGCTTGCGTTCTTCTTTCGTAGACTTCTGTTCGTTTAAACGTCTAAGTATTGCAAGTGCGTTGCCAATAAAATCATGTGAGCTACTTACATCCATGAACCCACTGAGTGGGTTAACGTCGATGCTGAACTCGAATGCATCTGCGTCCGGGTTAACCTCCCTCTTTGCTAGTGCGTTCGCCAATGCTGTTGAGGTTGTGTAAACGCCATCCCAACTACCATCGATGGAAAGCGCAATCGAATTTTTTGCTGAGTGAAAACGAATAGTTTGTTTCATGTTGATGTCTCCAGTTGTTGTTATTTAATCAATACAAGGCCAAGCAATTTCATAATCGAAAGTATCTCGGCTTGGTTCTCGGCGCTGCGGGTTCTGCGAAGCATTGCAGAGAATCCTCTCTTCGCCTCTTCACTCCGTCCTGCGAATGCCAGTTTGGTTAATACGTCAATCTCACGGTCTTGTGTTTGCGTCATGTTGTGTAAACCTCCTTAGCGGTGGCACATCATCGCGATGATGATGAAAAGTGGTGAAGAAAAGCCAACGGCGATAAGTACGCATTCAGCAAAAAGCCGTAGGTGATACCAAGTTTTGTTTTTCATTTGTATGCCCTCGATGTTAGATGCAGGATCGCATCACTAAGCCTTACCGCGTCTAGTTCGCGTCAAGGCTTAAGCTGAATCCTGATACGACCGTATCGCGGTCAGTCGGTAGCGAACGCTCGAGGCTTTTGTCGAGTACGTTTGGGGTCGTGCAGCGCTTGGGTCGATCCCCTGTCGGTAGGTGGGTGATCTGGAACGCTGCCACGTCTTGCGTTTGCTAGGTAGTCAACTGGGCTGTAGGACTTCCTGTCGATCCCCTGAGGTGTAGGTGGGTGATCTGTCGTAGCCCCGATCCGGTCGGGCTTTCGGCTCGCACTAGAGTGGTTGCGAATCACTCATCAAAGCGGTCACGTCCGATACTTCTTATATATGTGCTGCCTCACGGCAGGTATAGCAGTTGCACCGAACGAGGTACGAGAATAGCACGGTCGTTTAAACAATGCAACTGGTACGAAAACTGGTACGAACGAAGTTGCTTTCATGAGGTTTAAACAGGTACATTCAAGATACTTTTTTACAGGGTATTGATCATGACGAAAGAAAACGCAGTGACAGAGGCAAACCCCTTGGTATCCGAGGCTTTTAGCGAAGAGAGCGAACAGGAAAGCACGAACGCGGGAGGCCTTGAAATCAGCGAAGCGATGAAGGCGGCAGTGGCTAACGTAGTAGAACCGCTAAGGAAGGATGGGAAGGTATGGGGAGAGAAAGAAAAGAGAACCAAGCTAACGCCCAAGATGCGAGCATTCGCAAGTAATGTCGCGCAAGGAATGTCACCAAGGGACGCTTACGCAAAAGCTTATAACGCAGCAGGGATGAGCCATGCGGCGATTATCACGGAAGCGAACCGCCTGACGAAAGACCCAAGGATAAGTGTGTTACTCCAGTCCGTCTGGGAGAGCGTCCAACAAAACATTATCGATGACGCTGTAGCAACGCGCAGGAAGGTTATGGGCGATCTACTCAACCACGCTGACGATCCCAACGCTCGCACCAGTGACAGACTCAAGGCGCTCGAACTTGTAGGACGTGCGATCGGTATGTTCACCGATAAGACAGAGACCAAGGTTGAGCAAGTAGACGCAGAGCAATTGAAGCGTGATCTTGATAAGCATCTCGCAACGTTCGGCAAGGCGATGCATTAGTATCGAAGCGATACGGTGTCGGGTCGATACGAACGGTCTCTCGTGTGCGTGTGCGCGTGTGTGGGTATAGGCGTGTGCGCGTGTGTGTGCGCGAGGGTGGCATGCCCCACCCACCCAGATATTGCCCTAGTGCTCCCTCATGCCTGTACGCTCTATTCCCCACATCCCATCACTAATCACCACTCAACACGAACGTTCTCCCGTAATGTTCCACGTGGAACAATTTGAACATACCCACCCCCATACGAACATTTCTGTTGACAATGTTTCACGTGGAACATTAAAGTACACCCCTATGTGAACGTTCTCACATACCCCGGGGGTATATATATTTTTGAGAATGTTTTTAAGGATGCAGAAAATGTTCCACGTGGAACATTTTGAATTGTTTCACGTGGAACAATTTGCTTAGGGAGACAACATGACTGAGCGTCAGCGACAAGTACTAGAGTTTATACAAGCCTATATCGTGCTTAAGGGTTTTGCACCT